GACGATGAACCCTCCAGCCGTTCGGGGAAACATTCTAAACACTCAAATAATCGTAAAAGTGGTGGAATGAGAACGCTAAATAGTTATGTTGAAGAAGATATTGACTTTGACGATGAAGACGTCTTTGATGACGACTTTGGAGTCGAGGATGAGATTCAGATTCAACACATACGAAACGATAAAACGTAATACAATTACATACAAAGGAAAATACAAATGGATATTCAAACACTTCGCAAAATGCGTTCAAACGACTTCGGTAGCATTTCTAATGCTTTTGAGAAGATCGCAAACCCTTCTACTGAATCCAAAGGTTACGCTGATGACCGCTTCTGGAAATTAGAAGGTGATAAAGCAGGCAACGGCACTGCTACTATTCGATTCCTCCCACGTGTAGAAGGTGATGAACTCCCATGGGTTCGTGTCTTCAGCCATGGTTTCCAAGGGCCAACTGGTAAGTGGTACATCGAAAACTCCCTGACTACTCTCGGTGAACAAGACCCTGTTAGCGAACTAAACACTCAACTCTGGAACTCTGGCGTTGAAGCTAACAAGAAGATTGCGCAAAACCAAAAGCGTCGTCTGTCTTACATCGCCAACATTCTAGTTGTTTCTGATCCGAAGCACCCAGAGAATGAGGGTAAGGTATTCTTGTTCAAATTTGGTAAGAAGATCTTTGATAAAATCATGGATAAGGCTCGCCCAACTTTTGAAGATGAAAAGCCAGTCAACGTGTTTGACTTTTGGGAAGGTGCTAACTTCAAACTGCGTATGCGTAAGAAGGACGGCTTCACTAACTATGATGAGTCAGTATTCTCTGACCCAGTTGCTCTTGGTGATGACGACAAGATTGTTGAAGTTGCTCAAGCTCAACACAAGTTGTCTGAGTTCTTGGATCGTAAGAACTTCAAGTCTTACGCTGACTTGAAGAAGAAGTTGGATGAGGTTCTTTCTGGTGATGGTTTCAACGCTAAGTCTGCTGCAGAATTGGCTAAAGATGAACCAGCTTCTATGGAAGCACCTGAGCCAGCGAAAGCTGCACCAGCGTTTACTCCAAAGGCATCGGCTAAACCAGCAATGGACGACGATGAAGACGTTATGTCTTACTTTGAGAAGATCGCCGCAGAAGACTAATAAGTCCTAGGCAAAAATAAAGGGAGCTAAAAGCTCCCTTTTCATCATTATGCGAATCGTTTTTGTAAGTATTTGTTATAACTTGATTCAGTATTACGAACTGATGGTTTAACGACGTTAGTTTGATTGCTGTTAGAAACAGTTGTTGGAGCATTAACAATAGCACCTCCACCTTTCTTACCATCAACCTTGGCTTGCTCGTCCATATTGCCCTTTGATGCATTATATACCTTTGCGCCAGCGACTTGCATAGCACCACCCGCTGCAGCAAACTTAGTTGCTTGTTCCCAAGGAAATTCTTTAACAGCTTTCATTGCCCCAGAATCAACCTTAGAGAATTCTTTCATAGCGCCAGACATTATGTTTAAACCATCAGCTGCGTCTTTAACACCTGGACCAACTGTACCAATCTTAATAAGTTGTTCAACTGGAGAATCTTGACCGATAGTCAAGAGGTTACCAACAAGAGTACCTAAACCAGCAACAGCTTGGCCAGCCCCAAATGCGGCAATAGCAGCGCCAAGGGCAGCAACACCTGCGGCAACACCTAGTAGGTTATCACCTTCAACTGCAGCTAGACGTTCAATGCCAGCAGTGAATCGATCTAATCCTTCACCCATCTGCTCCATTGCAGCGCCAATTACCCACACAGCGCCAGCAAGACCAGTTAGAGCAAGTGCGCCAACGCCAAGCAATGGTCCCATTGTTCCAGCTAAAGCACCTGCGCCAATAAGAGCAGCAATAGTGATGCCTGCTTTACCTAATGTTTCCCAATCAAGGTTAGCAAAGTTCTCTAGGGCTTTACTCATACCCCACACAACAGCAGTCAATAAACCCATAACAGCAATACCAGCAACTGTCTTAGCTGAAGCGAAAAGTTTGATACCATCAGACAAACCACCAAGGATACCCTTGAAGATAGCACCGATACCGTCGCCAATACCTTTACCGATAGCAGAAACACCAGAACCAAGAGCACCCATCGTATCAGTGATACCCTGACCGATCTTGCCTAAACCTGTGCGGGGTTTAGCTGCTTTACCTAAATCCTCACCACCACCTGCAGAAGAACTAGTAATACCTGCCATTGCTGCGGTGTTATTAGCAATCTGTTGTAGTAAGTCCATTTGTCCAGCAGTCAAACGGAGCATCTCAGCTTCATTTTCTCGTTTTACTTGCTGTTCAGCTAAAATATCAGTTGTTGATTGTGCAATCTGCCCTTTATCGGAAGGAAGTTGTGTTAGAGATACGCTCTTTCCAGCGGTGTTACCACCCATAGGGTTAGCGGCATCTTTTGCAGATTTGCCATTAACTTGGTTGTATGAATCGTATCTTTTAAGAGAAGCATTGCGCCTCTTCATTGCATCACTGTCGTTGATCTGAGCGTCAGTTGCTCCCATTTTCTTTAGACGGTCAATATCTTCTTGAGATCGTAGAGCGTCCAGTTTAGCACCACGTTGAGCTTTAGAGTCTGCCTTTAATTCTTTATCATTTTTAGTTGACCCAAGAGCTTTCATTCTCTTTGCGTAGTCAATATCTTCCATCTTATTGCGGATGCCCTTGAACATCGAGAATGGACCAAGCATGGCTTTTTTGATGGTATTAGGGTCAAGCGCATCTTGAAGATTACGCTTCATGTCCTTAAATTTATCCCCCACGGTTTTCCAGTCTTTGTTACCTTTCTGTAAGGCTTCGATCTGTTTGTTTTGACTTTCTGAGATTTTCTTAAGGAATGCTGCTTGGTCTTTCTGCAGTTCTAATTGAGCTTGTTGAATCTTAATTGACATTAAGACCTTAGCATCACTCTGATTAGAAGCAGAGTCATTTTGACCGCTAGCTTGAATTTGTTGAAGGGCTTGGGACTGTTGGTCTAGTACAGCCGTGATTTGACCAAGGGCATTGTTGGCTTTACCCATACCCCTTGCTATGGTTTTAATTGGTCCCTTACCACCTCTTTTTGCCATTTATTACATCCTCTTTTTGGATTCGATCCGTTGTTTTTCTTCTTCTAGATATTGGACTAACATAGCGACGTATAGCTCTCGTTCAAAGGGAAGCATTTCTTCCAACTCTGCCAAACTATATTTATGGTATTGCATCAAAGCGAAGTTCATTCTATAATAGTTTTCCAGAGATTCATGCCCGAGAGCCATTAGAAAAAACTTTGCAACCCTTCCAATACCTTATGGTGTTCTCTACCGCAGATTGGACACTTATATTCAACCTTGGCTGAAATTTTAGGCATAGTCTCAAAGAACTTTTGAATCTTTGCGAACTGCTCTGTTGTTAGATTATTCAAGAACTGTAATAGTTCTTCTCTTTTTGTTTCATGACCATAATAAACGTCATCTCCGTCGTAAATACAATCAATCAAATCAGCGACTAAGTTAAAGACCTCATCAATATTTCCAGAGTCTTTTAATAAATCTTGAGTTTCAAGAGATGGGTATTTCATGATGATGCCAACCTTATTGAATAGCTCAATTTTATTATTATGTCCATCAGGGACAGCTACCTGCAAATCGCTAATGTTAAGCGTCACTTTGCTTCTGGCTTTTTCATTTTGTTCACCATGGTCTTCATCGCATTGGAATAACAAGTCAATAGTTTCACCAACAGACTTACCGCGAATCTGGAGGAACATGTATTCAATATCAAAGATAGCTAATTTATTAACGTCAATCTTATCCTGAATAACACTATTGAAAACACTCTTAAGCGTATCAACCATCACAGTGGGGTCTTCAGATTGTTGGGCAATCAAAAGAGCTTTTTCTTCTTTTACAACGAACGGTCTAAAACGAACAGTCTTCCCAGTTGATGGGATAACCATGTTAAACGTTGGTTGAGTATTCATTGGTAAAGCCATATTATTCTCCTGTCATTTTCTTAATCATCTTGCTCAAATCAGCAGTGCTACCCACAAAGATAGCGTTGTTATGTGTTACTTCTTTAGAAGAAGAACCCTTAGCAGGTTCTTCTAGTTTCTTTTTCTGTTGGTGGACATCCATTAACTGTTGGTTAATATCAGCTAGTTGTTTCATCAACCCACCAACAACTTCAAATGCACGTGGATGTTCAGACGACTTAGCAACAGACAAGGCTGTTTCTAGCGCAGATTTACCCTGCATTAAAAGTTCACGTAGATTGTCTCTAGCGTGATCATAGTCATC